TAAATCCGATATTTCGGTATCCACATACGCCTTGATGGATTGTTGGGTAGCGAGATGTGTAGCAGAGTTTGAGTTCAAATTATTTTCATTTAGAACGGGTACTACCAAGTCTATCGTGTCGTCAGAGGTCTGATAGGTTGCAGTGATGAATGTCTCTGTGTTTCCTGTGAACATCCCACCTGCAAAGTCACGAACCTGTGCCTGAGTGAGTTGTGTGTCTGTATTCACAACCGTTTCTGTTGCTGTTGATACACTTGTGACATGACCATTTGAGTCAAACTCTAGGTTCTGTATGTATGTCCTTCCCGTATTACTTGTATCGCTTGCAGCACCGCTAATTGTTGGATGTGCGGTTAAGTATGTACTTGCATCGATAGCGTATGTTCCTGCACCTGTTCTCTTCATGAACCCGTTACTGGTGAAGTCACCATCCATTATCGCTCCGGCTGCTGCTACATTAGTTGCATCAGTGACATTTGCTAATGCTTCGATACCATCTAACTTCGCTCCATCAACAGATAGGTCTCTACCATCGAACTGCTGTCCTGAGTTGAACGTTATGTCACCCGTCATCGTTCCACCGGATTTAGGCAACGCACCTAAATCGCTTATCTGAGACTCAGTGATTGATAGGGCTGCTTGATGTTGCGTGACGTTGCTTTCTGCTATTCTGTTATCGTTGAATGTCCCTGCTGTTATCTTTGAAGCATTCAGTGTGGGTATTCTTGCAGTTCCAAGAGTCCCTGCGGTTATCTTAGATGCGTTTAATGTAGGAATGTCGGATGCAGATAATCCGCCATCAAGGATATTTATCTCTGCTAGGCTTGCAGTTATTCCCAAGTTGGTCAGACCTTGTGCCTGTTGTGTGCTATTGAGGAATTGACTGCCATCAATTCTCAATCTGTTACCCAATGCTGTAGTGATAGTGGTGATGTCGCTGTCATTGTCTTGTAATGCAGTTGCTAACTCTCCAAGTGTGTTTAATGTGAGCGGAGCCGAATTGATTAAATCTGCCACTTCAGCATCAACATACGCTTTTATCGACTGCTGACTTGCTACTTTCGTTGCAGAGTTAGATACCATATCGTTCTCATCTAGCAAGTCAGAAGATATTGAGTAGTTATTCGCACTAGTTTCAATCCCTGCTAGTTTGTCGAACTGGTCATCAGTCATTAAGCCATGAGCAGAGGTTGTTGCATCGGGTATCGTAGCAGAGATTGTTGTATTATCCACCTTGGTTAAAGTTAACGTCCCTTCACTGAACGCTAGACTTGAGGCTGGTTTTGCTGATGAATCTATTGTGATTCTATTATCTATTCTAGATACAGTAATATTTCCACTACCCTCAAAGAAAATAGAACTGAAAGTACCGTCTGTTCCAGTCATCTTCAACTCCTGAATGTTAGTAGAATTCACATCCTCAACAGTGAATACATATTGAGTGTCGGTTGCTTCAAAGGATATGGCATCCACATAGGTCTTTACAGCCAACGCAGATGGAATTGTATCGTGATTACTACTTACAGCAGTGATATCTGAGTCTAGAGCAGTTATTCCAGCGAGGTCTGCGATGGTGGCAGATGTGGTTAGATAGTTACCAGCCGCCTGTTTCGCATTTAGTTGAGTTTGTATTGCAGATGTCACGCCATCTAAATAATTAATTTCGGCAGCAGATACCCCTGTAACTCCATCTAGAATGTTGATTTCTGACGAAGATGCGGTAATATTCAAATCGCTTAGACTACCTACCTTTCCGCTTAAAGCAGACACTAATCCAGTGACTTTGCTTTGTGATATATCTAGGAGTTTGCTATTTGCAATAGAACCTGCTAGTTGTGCATTGCTTATACCACCGGATTTCACCGTGACCGCGCCACTACTCACATCAAAGTCAGCAGTTGCAAAGGACGCTATTCCCTTGTTGCTTGATGTAGCATCTTCCACAGACACAGTTAGAGTTCCGTTGATGTCATCATATACTGAAGTGATTCCCTCTGCATCTGTAAAGAGTGCATTGACTCTATCATCCACTCTCTCATCCGTGTAGTAGAGATTCGCTCCTTCTGCCACGTTTGCGGTTGTTAGAGTAATACTTCCACCTAAAGCAACAGTGCTTCCATTAACAGTTACTGATGAATTGGTTAGTTTGTTGTTTGCAATACTACCAGCAAGTTGAGCATTGGTGACTGAGATGTTACTTACGTTAGTTGCGAAGTTAGCACCTGCTGTTGCACCAGTTTCTATTCCCGCCAACTTAGTGTTTAGAGCAGATGTGAAGTTCACATCGGATTGAGTATCAGCAGAAAGAACCCCTTGACCATTTATTGTCAGGTTACTACCGACCTTCACGCCGCCAAGAACATCTGACTCTGCCACTGGTAAGGAGTAATTATTAGCAGAGGCAGAAATACCCTGTAACTTAGATTTCAAAGCATCTGTGAAGTTATTCTGTGACAGACCCCCATCACCAACAGTGTATTGTGTATCTGTGACAGTTTCTGTTGCTGATGTTAGATTAGTTACATGACCATTTGAATCTAAAGTTACTGATTGAATATAGGTTCTGCTTCCTGAGTTATCAACACTGCTGGCTGCACCGGAGATAGTGGGATGCGATGTGAGGAATCCACTATTCGAGTTGTCATAGTTAGCCAAGTCTCCATCTACGTTCAGTGTGTCACCGCTCAATGAGATACGACTTCCTGCAACTAGATTGGTATCATCTGATATGTCTATCTCACCAACTGTAATTTGTTGTCCATTCAGAGTTAGATAGTTCCTGCTTCCTGTTAATGTGACATTTGTTGAGTTGTCTGTTCCACTGACATCTACTTGAAGTAGGCTCCTAGCAACAGAGGCTGACAGTGTTTCAACGGAGCCAGTATTGCTACTGGTTCTACCAATTAAAACTCCTGAGTCTACGTTCTGTATCTTGTCAAAGGTAACAGCATCATCTGCTATTCTTGCGGTAGCAAATGTGCCACTGGTAATCTTGCTTGCAGCGAGGTTAGGAATACGAGCGTCTGCAAATGTACCACTGGTTGTTTTGCTTGCTGCTAAGTTAGGTATGTCTGATGCTGCAAGTTGAGCAAACACATTGGACAGGTTGATTTTCTTCAATCCACTACCAGTGTCGTTATACATCAGGAAATCATTTGTCTTGTGTATTCCATTCTCAGTGCTTAGTTCAGTGATATCTACGTTTATTGTTGCTCCTGAGTTAGACAATCCTGAGCCGAAGGTCAAGGTTGCCTGCTTACCTGCTAGGTCTGAGACTAGACTTGTTATCTTGGATTGAGCGATGCTTCCTGCTAGTTTGTCATTAGTAACTGCACTATCGACTATTACATCCGTACCTACTGCGTTGTTTGCCATATGGTCAGCAGTAATTTGGTCATCTGCGATATGAGCAGTTAGAACTGCATCGTCATCAATCTTAGCGGAGGTCACAGCATCATTCGCTAGTTTATCAGTTATGACACTGGAATCTACAATCTTACCCGTTGTAACACTTAGGTTTGCTAGTTGTGTAGTACCTACTGACGCATCCTGTATCTCAGTTGCACCGACAGTGTTCGCTCCGATGGAAGTAGATAATGTGACGTTTCCTGAGCCATCAAAGGATACTGAAGGAGATGTAACATCTCCTGAAAGTTGGAAGTCTCTTTCGTTTGCTAGAGCAGTAGCAGATGATACAGTTCCTGTCACATTTCCAATGAATGTACCTGCAACGAATGTTTCAGAGCCAACTGTCCATCTTCCTGCACTTTCATCCCAAACCAAGGTCTTGTTGGTTTGGTTTCCTCTCTCTACTTCTATACCAGCGTCTTGTGATGGTGTGCCTGTCTCATCTGAGTTTAGGGTGATTATGCTATCTCCTATGTTGACAGTGTTTGAGTTGACTGTTGTTGTGCTTCCTGAAATGGTTAGATTACCACCAACAGTCAGATTGCCCACACTAATATTGTCATTCGTATCACCAAGACTGAAATCTCCTAGACTCACATTGTCCAAAGCAGTCGTTACATTGTCTGTATCTGTTACATCTGCACCCGCTTCTATACCAAGCATGGTCACTAGATTGGCAGGGGTTATTTCCTCTACGTTTCCAGCACCGGAAGAGTCTCTTCCTAGTATTCGGTTTGTAGCAGATACATTCTGCATCTTGGCGTATGTGATTGCATCATTAGCCACATCTGCTGTTGCGATTGTTCCATCTGCTATCATGGCTGATGTGACTTGTACCTCTTCGACTGTTCCAGTGGAAGCCTTTCCTAAGACTCGGTTTGCTGTGCCAATGTCTTGTATCTTATCGTAGGTAACTGCATCACTTGCAATTTTATCAGTTGTCACATTGTTATTTGCAATCTTAGTAGTCGTGACAGCATTGGTTGCTAATTTCACCTCTGAAACTGCTCCGTTGTTTATCTTAGCAGTAGTCACTGCATTGTCTGCTAAGTTACTATCATCTAGACTAGTGAGTTCACTGGTTAGTGCCAATGTTCCAGTGCTAGATGGTAGTGTAATAGTAGCAGAGCCTTTGGTCAGTGTTCCATCGTTATTGATTCTCATTGTCTCAGAACCACTGTTGATTGCGGAGAACTGTCGAGTTGCTTGCTCGTAAAAAACGAATTGATGTAACCTAGTAGCGTAGTTGTTTGCTTCTGCGTTATCGACTTTAACCACTATCAGTGGTATGTCTCCTGTTGCTAGTTCTGCAACAGTGGCTGCACCAGTAGTCGCCTTTCCAGTAACAGTACCGTGTCTCCATGCCAATGCATTTGACGAGTTAACCACTATCAAACCATACCAGTCATTGGCGTTGGCAGAGATGGTGTCGGTAGTAGTTGTTAGGGTAGTGCCGCTGATATCCACTAACTTACCGTCTCTTAGCACTTTACCCGATGCAACTTGGAAATGTGTCCTGCCACTGGTAGTACCTTGAGTCAAACCGAATCCGCTTATTCCTCTGTTCTCGCCAGTGGCAGCGTGTAGTGCCTTGATGATTCCTGAGTGTATGTTGTCTGTGTTATCCGTAAGTTGTGTGCCGGACGGATTCGTTGCTAATGTTGAGATGATACCCGGATTTGTTGACATTAATTACCCACCTCTACTCTAACTGTAAACGTAACTGTGTCTCCACTGGCTACAACACCAGTGTTTGTGAAAGTGACTCGGCTCAATAACGTGCCGTTTCCGTTCGTGGTTCCCGTTTTGAAAATACCTAATTCTGAAACTCCTGATGGTGGTATCTGCGAGCCTGTGAAACTCACGTTGTAGACTAAAGTAGAACCCACCACTGTTGGTGTTTGATTGGATGGATGCTGAAAGACGAAGTTGTTCAGCCCTGTTTGACTTGCTGATGTACTGTCACCACCATCACCTATTGCGATGATATCGAAATCTCCTGCTATCAATGTCGCTATTCTGTTTGCTCCTTCATTCACTACTGTCATAACTTACCCTCACTTGTATAATACCCTAATACCTGACTTCCTGTATTCTCAAACCCTACTTCCTCAGTGAAACCCACAAGGTCATCAAAGCCCATGTTTGAACTTTTAGCAGTACCCGTAATTGTATACTGAACCGATGTGGTCTTTAACGATATAGAATCCTTGAAGACCTTGCCTATCGAAACCTCTTGTGCATTTCTACTGAATATAGTAGAACTGCTGGAATTTTGCTGGCTTCCTATTTCCGACAACCTCTCTGCTATCGTCTTGTCGAACGTGCCTACCGTCATAGTGAGAGTCGGTGTTAATACGTTCTCTATCTCGAATATGACATAATCATCAGGTGGAATATCGTATTGAGGGAAGTCCAAGTAAATGATATCCCCTGCTTCAAGTGTCTCAAGACCCTTTTTCTCAACTGTTAGCACTATTTTTCTAGCATCTGATGAATGTAATTCTAACAACTCATTTGCCTTCACCTTCGCATCTGTGATAGTCCTGATATTTGCATCCACGAAATTAATGTGTATTCCGCTCTCATCGTTCGCCACACTCGTTCTTATTCTATCACCAATCACAGTCACTTTGTTAGCCTTAGCAAACAATGAACTATTCTTCTTCACAGAGAAGATTCTATGGTCTCTATAGGAAATTCCCTGTTTTCTCAATAAGGCAGAAGAATTCAAGTCACGAAATACCACTTTTTTATTGTTAATACGAAAATCCAAGTTCTTCTTTCCTGCTAATTTGTTTAACGTATCGAAAGCAGAAGACTGTACGAAATTATCGGTAGAAACAAAAGTCTTCTTATTTCTCTTAATTATCTCATCATTGACAAGAGGAACGAACCATAAATCTACATCAGGGTCATCATCATCTACATCATTAACAGTGATTGTAGTTCCACTAGGAGTGGAAGCAACAACACCGATTGGGTATCCTTCATGTGTGAATATGACATCTCCTGCTACAATATTCTCTACTGTGGCCTTGCAAGTAATGACATTATTGGAGACTGAACTCACGATGTTTCCAGTGAACTCTGCTTGAGACTGCACCATGTCAATATCGAGACCCGCCTCCTTGACTATACGCTCAATCTCCGTCTCCACCTCTTCACCGATAATCATGCTAGTTCCGATATGGCACTTCGTCATGTTATCCAAATTCGGTTTTCTAGATAACTCCAAGTCTATTACTTCACCGAATGAAACTATGCCGTTCCCAGTTAACGTTCCTTCAAAGGTTAGTCTAGCCTCTCGTTGCCTAACTCCGGTGTGCAATGCTGGTGAAACATCTGTAAACGTGATTGTTTTTCTTTGTCTATTAGTGCCATCTGTGATGAAACAATCGAAAACATCACCATTCGAGAATGGTAGGTTATGCACAGAATTACTAGGATTTTCAGGTACTATCGACTCTATGCTTGTTGTTTCGGGTGCTTTGTCCAAATTCATGAGAACATAAGCACTGAATACCCCTTCGGCTAGATGTGAGGTTGAGTTTCCTGACTGGTTGCCCGTATCGTATCTAGAGGTTGTCTCACTATAATCCAAACCAGTCGAATGCAATCTGTTCAATATTATCTCCCTCGGCGTATCTCTAAATGTTGTCTCTGCCAACTTCATTAATCTGAATCGTGGTATCCTTGCTCGTTGTGAATTTCCTAAAAATACGTCACTGTCTTCTATGCTCCTATCCAATTTTATCACATGGGTAAAAGAATCATCATCCAAAGATGACTGGTCTGTAGTATGACTTAGAATCTTAGCGATGAACCCGATGTTCCCTCCGCCTCCTGACTCGAATATTTGACCTCTATGGAATGTAGTCCCACCCAACACGGCTTGACCGAGAGTTAAATCATGTTTCAGTTCAAGCGTCTTTTCAGAAACAAGGTAGTAGCCTGTTAGATTCGGCACAAACGAAAGCCAAGTGTGCTGTGAATCAAAATCACTAATATCAATGGTAATCGTATCCCTCGCACTATTAGTTTGGCTAAGAGTTATATTACCATCATTTATGTCTAATACTGGCTTTATCATCATCTGCGCTCTGTATAGTCCACCACCATCATTAGAGGTGAAATCCGCATCATCATGCAAGTCATATTCTGTGGTTGTCAAGGTGTTTCCTTCATTAGACTCTAGGAAGTATGATACGCCTAAATCCGTAAAAGCCCCTTCACCGCTGTTCGCTGTATCGTCAAGACGCCCTGACCTAGTATGTGTTCCTGCTATTGCATATGTGTTTGGGTTATTTTGGAATATCATTGTATTCACAGTATGTTGGTCAAGGTCATTTGCACTGTTATTGGTACCCCCATTGAAGCCACTCGTATAAGCAAGATAGTTGCTTTTCTGTTGTCTGCTTCCTAGTATCGCACTGGTTTGAAACATATCAGACGGTACACTTGGCCCGCCTCCGCTAACTTGCCTTATATTCCTAAACACCGCGATACAGTTCTCGTAGGGATGAGAATCAGTGAATAATCCATATTTCTCTGCTCGTTGTGTATTTCCGCCTGAATGACTTCGTTGTACTAGACCTGCAATCACCCTCGAACTGTTGATAAATTTATGACTCCCAGTGCTTAACCCAGTGTCGTTGTGCCATGTGTATTCAGGATGATAGGGACTCAAATCTGATACTTTTGGGTCTGTGCTGTGTGTTGATGACTTGAACACTAGGGGGATGAAGACGTTAGGTGGCAGAAAATCACCTCCATTGCTGAGTTTAGCGAACTTGAATATACCACTGTCTGAGTGATAGTTTGGTCTCGCTAAATAGACACTTGTGAAATCTATCTTTGTCTGTGATGCAGCAAGAGTGTCAGAGGTTATCAGTGGCGATTGAAATCCTCCATCTTCAAACTTGAATACCTCAAAGGACAACTTTGAGTATTGTCTGATTATGTAAGCAGGGGTGTTTAACGCAGTGGGGTCTCCTGTCATATTTATCAAGTTAGATTGATTAGCACCACTACTCATATTAGTAATAGTTGCCTTGGCAATAAGAACCAACTCTCCTGTGTCTGCCCTGAAGACAGCATCTCCCTGTTCTAGCGATAGAGTGCCGCCACCTGTGAAAGTCAAAGTGTTATTGCCACTGCCATCCCTAACGACTGCTAAACCGGCAGGTACTTCTCTTAACCTATACATCTGATATCTCTCGATGTCCAGTAGTGCATCAGCAGGAGAGGGTAGTGAATCAGGGTCAACGGGGTTGAAGTGCCAATCGAAAGTTGCTTCTACCAACCTAGCAATACCGAATCTCTTTATGTTGTTTGTAGTTGTACTAGCAGATTTTATCGATACTCTCTCATAGTTCGTGTCTGTCTTCTCAATCATTTTTGTCGTTCCACTGTAAGAAGAATGAGAAACAGATGTTGCAGAGTTTTTTCCATCGCTCTCTAACAGACATGCTAAGTCTTCAAAGTTAAGTGTCTGACTTCCGATGTTATTGTATCTTAATTTTGAATAAGGAAACAAATCTCCCGTTGCAAATATCTCATAGTTCTGCGCTTTAGGCGCGTAATTCAGCAATTTGTCTATGTCAGGCACTCTTGAGTTCAACAGACTACCAACAGAAGTAATCGCATGATTCGGCGGTATCAGGTTCTCGTATCCAGTGCCTGCTGACTGAAATGGACTGCCAACTGTATTCTTCAGTGTGTAATTAGAGTCATTCATGTTGCTTCCCAACACAGGAGCAGTAGAAGCAGATAGAGTAGGCGAATCAGGTGCAATCCCATTTGCCTTTATCGGATAAGCGATTGAATATGCAGATATTGCCTGTGGTTGAGTTGAACTTCCATATATTCCAGCATCGGACTTAGTGACTGTTCCTGCTTGCAGTATTTGAGTATCCCAATATCTGTATGTCTCTTTAGGTGTATAGAAGGTGTTTTGCTGGTTTCCCTTTCCCCCTATTTGTGGGTCTATTCTATGTATGAAACCACCAGTGTTTACATTGTTGTTCACCATGTAGAATGAATATCCGGTTCTAGTGTCACTGGTGTTGTTCTCTAGTCTAGCCATAACCAAAGGACAAATCGGTGCGATTGACATCTTGAATCCACCATCATCCTTTGAGATAGTCTCTACAATATCAAACATCTCAGAAGCATATGTCATCTTGTTAATCTTGGTTGTTGATACCCCTGTCTCCCTTGACAACTGCACTGCAAAAGCGGAGTCTGCATTCAGTGTGCTGGTGTTCAATGAGTTGATGCTTATCGGGCTGGCGATGTCATACCCCAGTGTCCTGTCTTCAGCGAATGAAGCGGTATTGGAAGTTGATTCCAACTTGGTTCTAGTTCCGGTTCTATCGAATGAGAACGAGTCAGAGAACACCAAGCCCTTGTCGCTGACTCTTGAGAAGTCAGTAACAGAGTTGGCTATAGATGGATTACTGCCAATCGCCTTCTTACCTGAGAGGTATGTTGCTTCAGTGTGAGGGTCATAATAGTAGATATCAGTATTCGCAGTAGTGGATAGTGTAACTAAAGGCTCATGCGTGAGAGTTGTAAAAGATGTTTGTGCCGATGCTACCTCTCCAATGAAAATCATATTTTCTGCTTCAGTGGTACTCCTAGTAAACAACAGGGTTCTTGCTTTGGCAGTCGTATTCCAATTACTTATTGTAGCATGAATAATTTCCTTACCATTCACACTGCTTACATCCATAGTTGCCTCATTCAATGCTGGTACAATAGGATTCAATGTGCTGTATACTATGTCCTCAGAGAAAGACAGATTCTTGTCTATCAGTGTATTCAACAAAGAAGCATTGGTGTCTCTTCCCTCAATCACCAATGTTGACAGTCCGTTTTCAGCAGAAGTCTCGCTCAACTCAACTGTGCCATCAAAGACCTCTTCCTGTAAATTGTATGCGTCTGTGTAATAGTAGAAACGCTGTATGTTCGTATTTTGATAGAACTTCCTACTTGCGTCTTGAAATTTGACATACTCCATGTCCTTGTCAATGTAATCCACATGATTCTGATGAGTGCTTATGTTGGAGAATACCACCTTAGTATCATAGAACTTAGATTCCTCTTTAGGGATGGTTGTGCCTGATACGGTCAATCTGTTTCCATCTGCATAGACTACCTGAGTATCGGAATCGAAGTTCTCTGTGTTTAGAACTCCTGTCCAAGCAGCAATCTCGACATTCTCATTCTGAAAGTGATGAACCGTTGGAGTAACAGTGAATGTCGTTGCCTTGAGAGTCTTATTCGCTTTCACTGTGACATCTTGCGTACCTGAAGATTTACTCTGTACTGCATTGACCACGTAGTAGTGGTCGCCTACCTTGATGATGGAATTGGATGTGAGTTTGCCGGACAAAGCATAATCATGGGAATCTAGCATGTCTGTGAATCGAATCTCATTTGCACCATCTACCTTGGATGCTTTGAATGGTAATTTCTTGAATGACATCTTATCGCTAAAAGTCGTCTTCATTGCTTTGAGTATCTGACCCTCTCGTATTTTGTGTGACATCAATCCTGAGTTGTTTAGTAACTTAGTCTTGAATATCTTAGTCATTTTGTTCTGAGGGTTATTGACAATCAAATCAGTAGTAAATGGAATAACATCATTCCTACGAGGTCTTGGGTCGAATGTTATGTACCTTGAAGGGCCAGTGCGATTGCCATCTAGAGTCGCTGATGTCGCCGTTGTGCTATCTGAAGCATGTCTCTTCATGTTTGGAAATGCCTTATGCCATAGAATCGGATTGAAATTGCTATCGAAATCATCAGTCGTCCTTAGATTATCCACAAGCGTTGCATCTAGTTTACTCCTACCGATACTGGTTATTGTTCCTTTCAACTTCGCTTCCGTTCTGAATACTATATTCTGTATTCCTTTTCCATATGTTAAACCGAAGGTAGAAGTACCGCTTCTCCATGCAGTCGATGCTTGCCTAGCGAAATCCAACTCAATAGAGTTATCACTAGTGTTGATTGTTTTTACATTACCAACAAAACTATCATCTGAGTCATTGAACAACGACATGCCTTGGAATACTATATTCATAAAATTAGGATAACTGCTTGTATTCACAAATAGTTTCTTCGATGAACTGCCCTCTTCAAACGCTGAATAAGCAGCACTACTGCTTGTGAAAGCAACAGATTTACCACTATCCCCTGTACCTAATGCAATATTATAGTCATACCATCTCAATCTAGTGACGGTGTATTTCTCCATGTAGTCCAATTGGTCATCCTGCTCCAACCTGTCATTGTAGAAGTAGAACGTTGGTCTATCGACCCTGTTTAGCACATCATAGTTGTCCGTTGAAGCCTGATTGTCACCACGAAGACCATAACTCACAGCCATGACCTCAGTATCTGTCTTTGCTGGCCCTTTGAATACCTCAAAGTTAGTTCCCTTTGGTATAGAAGTAGGATACTTAGGACTGAACTCCAAGCCATCCCCAAACTCATCGAACGTAGATATTCTAGTTATCTTGGCAAAGTGCGGTCTTGCAGTATCAGTCTGTGTCGATGAATCGTATATCTCAGGATTCAACATAATGAAGTAATCATATCTCTCTATGTCCAATGCTATAACATCAGTAGCAGGATAGTCAATGACAGCAACACCCAATGAGGTATCTGCATATACAAACTTTCTATTTGTCTCTCCTGTGCTAATACTGGTATCAAATGCCTTTATCTTGAAGGGAGGCGTTGTTTCCTTAGTCGTAGCATAGTTAGCGATTGTCTTATTCTTAGGAAGAAGCCTATTTCCTATTTGGTCAGCCTTGTCATTTGATATAGAGCCACCATGAGACCCCTTTCTAATCTCGGTGAATATAACAGATGGAACCACATCAGATGTAGCAGTTCCAGTTCCGCTAGTCTCGGACTCCACATATGTCGCTTTCAATACAGGATTGACCGATACATCCCTGAATGCCTTTCCTGTAGTAAACTCAGTAACCATACCTGCATAGGCTTCATCGGCAAGGGATTCATTGACTCCTGATTTCAGAGGGTAGAGGATAGTCCCATTTGTCTTCGCCATCATCAATCACCAAAAGAATAGTAGAAGAGAATATCATTGTAACTAGGAGTAAGCGTGGAGATGCTAGCACATGGAGTTGACGACTTATGAAATGCAATCTCGTAGAGTTCACCCATGAATTGTGTCGCCTTTCTATTCGGGTTATTTCCGTCCTGTCCTATGAAGCAATCACCCGGACTCGTATCCAATCTGAACTTACCGATGTTAACCTTCACTCTCTTTACTGGTTGATTATTCAGATACAGAGTAATGGTATTGCTATCGAAGGACACTCCTACTTTATTGGTCTGCTCTAGATACAATGCCTCTCTTTGCTGGTCTCTGTATATAGTGGATGTTACTGCCGTTGCCGGAGTATCCGATAATGTGATGGTATTTCCTGAGACAGATGCAACGGTTCCTATCAATACTCCACTGTTGTTGTATATTTGATTACCAGCACCTATGTCATCGGCTTCACCTGAACCAACTGTTATGTTATTTCCTGAGCCACTTGCACTAGTGGTCACGTTTGTTTTGTCTGTTGATATCCCATTGTATAGCCCTTCAGGGTCATAGTAGCCTACAAGATTCTTCTGAGAGATGAATACTGGTTCACTTGCAACAGTATGTGTTATCGGCGTACTAAGAGAATCGGTCAATTCTACCACTATCTTGTATTCTGCTGGTTGGTTGAAGTTCGATGATGTTGTATTCTGCAAGTAGAATTTTAGATAGTCATTGCAGAATATCATCATCTTATGCGTGTTTCTTCCAGCACCGAAATAGGACACGCTCTCATAATTGGAAGTTGTATCTGCATGGTCATCCAAAGACAGGTTCGGGCTTGGTGGCGTCTTCGTGCTATCTAGCCGTCCTTGGCCTGAGTCTCTATGGCCCACTCCGTTTACATCATAGGGAGTCAGTATCGCCTCTATTGAGAACGGCCCACCACAGTCCCACAACTTATGCTTTGAGTCATTCGTGTTGTAGTCATCATACTCTATTTTCAGATGTCCATCGCACATTACGGGAAAAATCAATGCTCTTGATTCTCCTATGTGCGCTGTTGTTGCCATCTCTTCACCTACAAACTGTTGATTGGGTTCTCCGATAAGACCCTAGCAACTTCAAATTCTAAGGTGAATGGCACTGTGTTCCCCTGCTCTCCTGCAAAGGTTGTGTTGAAAGAACGTATGAATCCCGACATTCCCGATAACTCGTCAGCAGATGAAACATCTGCGAATAGTGAAGTCTCTGTCTCTTGAAGATTCACAAGGGAATTATCAGTAACATTATCCACTAAATCATTGAATACTCTTTTGAATCTCTCATCGTATCTTCTATTTTTAAAGGTGAAAGGAATCAGCGGTAGTTCTGATATATCCTTGGTTTCATCACCTGCTGTGTGATATTCAAAGTTAGTGTCTATTCTACTAGGCATCAAGATGATTAGTTTGTTCATCGATTGGTCATCCTGTGCCGCACTGCTATCAACGTAGGAGTGAATCAACTGTGCCATCTCAAACGGAGATAGTATTCTCTCTTTGGGCGAACCGTCATTCTCCCCTGAGTCCTTCGACACTCTTTGATTCAACAATACTCCTGTCAAGGATATCGACTTCTGTGCTATTCCCATATCGAAAGCAAGGGTCTCTGACTCTCCGGTAAACACTGCTTTGAATGGAACAGGTATAGTGGGAACGGTCTTAGTCGTGATGATGTTTATTTCTGTGATGAACAGAGGTATTCTGTTAACCGCCCTATCTCCACCTATCTCATTTCTTCTCTGTAATTCCAGCCACACGCTGAAGTTGCTGTAACTGTCACTCGTTGCCATTAAAATCTCACCACCGATGTAGAAGTCCTATTCATTCTAGTGTTGATTTCTCTTGCTACCTTGTTTGCGATGTCTCGTATCTCGGTATCAGAAGCACCAACTCTTCCTGTGACTTGTACTGTTATGTGATTCGTAACTGAGGAAGCCATTGCCTTAGATTGTGAATTAGAATGTACTTGCGCCCCTCTAGGAAGTGTGACCAGTTCAGGGCCACGTTCCCCAACTATAGCAAGACCACCTTGACTTATCTTTCCGCCTTCTGCTAATCCAAGAACATTGCTTCCGAAATTCTTGACTTTATTATAAGTTCTTTTGCCAAATCCCAATGCTTTGCTAATCTCTTTACCTATACCACTAACTAGTTGCTCTACTAAAGAGGTAGCCCATCCCCAAATATCTGAGAGAAAATCCTTTATTCCAAACAGAACATTTGCTATTTCCTCAGAATACTGATAGAGAAATTCTGCTGCTTTAAAGACTACTATAGCGATTCCAGCAACTAATAGAGCAATCCAACCACCGCCAAAGAAAAAGGCGAGGAAAGCCACTCCTGCTACTATCTTTCCAATGATTCCTATTACTTTCAATGACGCTCCTATTATTGCTGCTCTAGCACTACCAAATTCTTCTTTGGCAACAGCGTAAAATCGCTTGTAGAGTGCTGAGAGGTATTTTCCAATGCCAACAAGAACCGCTCCTAATGTAGCAACCAGCAACCCACCTAGTATCTGAATACCTGCCAGTAGTAGTTGTCCTGCACCTATTACCACCTTCTCTATGTCACCTTGTTGAAAACCAGCCCATATTTTCTGTAATGCATCTTTGGCATCACCTAGCCCGTCCGACACGATTGCCATGCCTATTGCGAATACTTCCTTCATTGCAGCAAAACCCACTGCTAGTTCGTCCTTCGTATCCGTGAACACGCTCTTCAATAGAGTGAGACCTAGCATTAGGATTAACAGGTATCCTACTGCCATTCCCATGTATTTGACAATCTTTAGTATTCCCCCTCCTAGTCTAACCATTTGATTTGCTATGTTTCTAAGTGGTGTAGTGGCGAACTTGAAGAAAGCAGAAGTTTTTCTTCTCATTTTCTTTCTCGTTCTTCTGCTTTCCTCTGCCAATAGCACTAGTTTGTTGAATTCTTCTATCTGCTCTTTACTAGCAAAAGAACCCGCACCTTTTCCAATCTTGCCCGGCTTTCCATCTTCAGCCATCTTTACAAAGTCTTTATCGCTCTCTTTGCGACCCATTGCCTCGAATCTCGCAGCAATCTCTTCTTCGCTGATTCCAAAGAATTCTTCTTTTTTTCCTTCAGCAAAGTCTTTTATTTTGTCTAATTTTGTAGATGCTATTCCTTTCGTGCTTTCAAAGACACTCTTCATCTTCTCCGACAATCCACTAGCCATCTTGAATGTCAATGAATTGGTAATCAGCCCCTCTTTTCTTCTTCTTGCTGTTTTAGTTGCAATTTTCTCTAACTTCTCCATGTCCTTAGTCTGTCTGTCCAGCAACAGGGACATTTCCGTGAGGGCTTTGTTTGAGTCTTGATACTGAAAGAGTAGTCCACCGAATATCTGAGACTGGCCCTGCAAAGCCACTATTGCTTTCTCTCTAGTTTCTCCAGTGCTTTTCTCAGCCAATTCTATGTTGTCCTGTATTTTTTGTATTTCTTCTGCTTGTTCTGCAATCTCTGCGTAGGTCTTGAGTTGCTTTACTTGCTCTAGCCTTCTTCTCTCTGTGGAACTAGCCATCTCATTGAGAAGTTGAACAGTGGCCTTGACTCTATTCTGAACTCGCCAAAGCCCTGTTCCTGAAATGAACCGAGAGAATATCTCCCAATTCTTTGAGCCTAAAACCGCATTTGTCTTACTGAGCGTTGATTGTAGGTTTTTCATGTTTTTTGCGCCATCGATAATGGCTCGGTCAACACCCTCAAACTCTTCACGAAGTTCCTTGATATCTTCTTGTATGCCTGAATCCACCATTATCAATCACTTCTTAGTTCCTTCTTTCATCGCCTCCGATTCCAGTCTCTTTATCTCTCCATGTATTTCCAACATTTCCTTCACTACGGATACTGGTGTATCATAAGCCTCCAAAGGGTTGATGGAGAAAGTAGTGCAGTAGGTGTATAGCATAATCTTCATTGCCACCTCACTGCTCACACTTCCACCTTTCAGACCTCTTCGGATTAGTTTTCGTTTCCCGTATCATCCCCCATGACATCCACGAATGGATTAGGGAGGATTTCCTTCAATTGCGCTCCGATATACGGGTTGAGTCTGATTAAGTCGGTAGTAGACAGTTGAGGCTCAGTCTTCTCTACGAAGTTCTCAACCATGTATCTATACATCTTGTTTAGATTGATGCCCATAGTTTGACCCTGAGCATCCATGTCCATAACAGACGACAACGCCTGTTCTACCTGTAGCCAAGTCGGTTCCTTAATCCAAACTTGGAGGTATTCATCAGAGTCAGGGGCTACCCTAATCTGATGGCATTCGGTTGCTGCTCTTGCGAACAGCATGTTCTTATCACTTACAATTTTTCTTTCTGTCATTTTTCTTTCCACCTAACTAATATACCAACAAACAAACGTGTTGGTGGAATCGAAAAAAGGATAGCGTGACCTGTTTGGTTACGCCTCCTAATTACCTGTTGCAGTTCCGCCTAATGTTTGGATTGCCCACTTGCCTGTGTAGGTTGCACTGGTCAACGTCCTAGCAGTAGCGGCCACTTCTACTTCGATTGGCCCCTTGTCTTCAGGGAAAGGAACAGTAACTGAGTTAATTAGGTAGTCATTCAGTTTTATCTCTATCTTCTCCCCACCACTCTTCTCGAATGTTAATTGTAAAACACCTGTTGATTCTTCTTTCTGCCTCATCTCATCCCACAGTTTTGTGTCTGTGATTAACATGGTTAGTGTTATGTCGTAAGTTCTCTGACCCGGCAGATGAGCGGAGGTTATCTTCCTGTTGTACTGTCCTATGAATCTCTGTGGCTGTAGGTTGTTAGTTATGGTAAGAGAACCGCTCTTTACTCTAGCCATCGTTTGACCGAATAGTTTGATAGAGCCATCAGAGAACAAGAATGGATAGTTGTCCTCCTTGGTATCGCTGTAATTTACCATACCTCTACCATTCTCTACGCTGTTTAATGCGGATAGAGAGACGTTTCCACCTAGAGGGACGTAGTTGGATGGTGGGTCGAAAGCACTTCGGGATACCATATCGACACTTGCCTTCAGTTCCTGCCCCTCTTCAAAGTTCAAAGCGAGGCTGTTTACCTGACATCCGGTGTATAGTACGCTGTACATATTCTCATGCGGGGTCAGGTCATCTATGTCAGTGGTGTTCGTCTGACCGGATTTCCTGTAAACCACATCAAGAGCGAAAGAAGGCAGAACATCATCATCTGCTTCTGTGAAAGTGTAGTTGAACATATCTGTGTTGTTGTATACAGTTAGTGCGGTTGCTGCTAAGTCAGCACCTGAGCCATCATTTATCTCAGGGTAATTGTTGTGTTCATACGTTCTGACTATTCTGTTGGCTGATGCATTGACAGCAATACCATTCTCACCGTTAGTTCCTGATAAAGCAGTATGAGTGCCTGAGAGAGTATAGGTGAGTTTACCTAATGCGTAATATAACCAAGAGCCATTGTTCATCGATACGTCCAATGAGCCACCGCTTACAGTCTCCGCTCCCTTGTACTGATAGTCGAAGTTTCTTCCACCTGCGGCAGCAAGGTTGAGTTGCTTCATTTCCACCTCCACGCTTGGTGGTGTGAACGTGTTTACCAATCCAAGCCAACTGTCAGAGTGAATCCTAGTGTTTGTGATACCGTCTCTAGAAGCATAGAGAGGCGCACCAAAAGCAAGTATTGTTGCATCTAAGCCAGTATCAGAAGTAACAGCAGTACCATTAGAGTCGGTTGGGGCTGAGTCTATGGTTATGGTAGTGGCATTGTTTGCTGTCACAGTTCGATATGATACTGCATCGTTACTGCTTAGGTCATCAATCTTGATTGTGCAACCGACGTATAGGTTAGGAACTAAGTGAATCAAGGCTTGTTGCCCTGAAGATAGAGTCAGAGTTACCCCACCACTAAGAACGGCATCCTGAAAATACAAATCCAACTCAGGACTCATTCCGACTTGTGCGTTTGCTCCTACAAATACTTCATTGCTTACCATTTTTCATTCCCTCACAACGTACATCTAGCAAATCGCTTTAATTCGACTCCAATCTTGTATCCCAATAGTCTTTTCCCTCTATCATTAGCCTCGTTTCTTGAAGTTAATCGTATTAAATCGGCATCTCCTAAAGTTGCCGAACTGCTGTCGGCAGGTGTTGCATATACTGCTGGCCTAAAAGCATTGTTTTCTAAAATATGTCTGACTATCTTGTATAATGCCTCTAACCTATCTCTAGAAAACGTATTACTAGTCATATCTCTCCTGTGTAAAACCCTCAAATGAAGGGTAAAAGAGAAGTCCTCATTTCTAGCAGAATAATCGATGGTTGGGTAGGAGGTGGCGGAACTATCTTCGTACACGATTATCACTGCGTCAGAATCGACATCTACTCGTCTCCCTTGTTTCGGTTCAATTGACCTGACATCTATGAATAACATATCATCAGTGCCGACAACGTGGCTCTGCGTGATAGTGCCTGCTGCTGCTAATGCTGTTGTTGAAGATGTCCAGTTGTCTTGCAACAGTCTGATTACAAAAGTCACTTCATCCATTTCTTCAACTTCTCCTTAAGTTCCTTATCATACGCCTTAGCAAACGTATCTCTAGCATTCCTCATGACCATCTCATCAGAGAAACTGATATCGAATCCCAATATGCCCTCCATTTCCTTCAGGGCTTTGTTGCGCTCCTTCTCTAGAGCAAGAATCTCATTGAATATCCTATCTGAATCGCCCATATAATCACTGTATGAAATGAATAATGTCTCTCTTTCCCTTCAGTATGGCATTCGCTTCTTCAAGAAGGATGTCATGCTTTGTCTTCAAGTCTATGTTAGAGCCTGTCTCAGCAATGAGTATAGAGTTGTCATCGTGTCGTATCACCTCTGCTGCAACTAGTTTGGTGGCAGCATCCTGTATTGTAGCAGGAACCCTAGATTCCCCACTAACATACGTCACTCGAATTGAGTGAGAGTGTAGGTATGGATAGTTCTTCAAGAAGAATATCTTACCGTCTTTGTTGATTGTCCAATAGTCTCCTAGTCTTCTTTGGTCTTGGTTATCTGTGAATTGAGTTACCGTTCCGACAGTTGAGGTTATCGTACATGCGGAGCCGTCATCACCCATCAACAGAGATGAGATAACAACAGTATCCCCTGCCTCGCTGTCTGTTGTAGCATAGAAGAAATCAGATATATTCACACCAACCGCTCCTTCAGCAGTTACAGTCTTCGCAACAGTTTCACCAGTGAACTTAGCAGTCTTGTGTGGAAATACCTCGTTGATTGCATCTGCTATCTGACTAGCAGTTGTCTTTGGGCCGTAGTTGTCAAAGAAGTCAGTTGCTTTATCGAGATGGAATGTATATGCCCCGACTCCTAATGCTATTCTCCAATTACCGCTCTCAGGGCCGCTTGGAACCTTTATCTTCGCAGTTGCGGATGCCAAGTCCACATACTCATTTCCTTGCCATACTTCCAATCTAACAATCTTCTGAACATTGTTTCTATCTAATTGAACGAAGCCGATGTAATCCTTGTATCTGTTAACAGGATAAGCACCCATCTGAAACGCCTCGAAACCATGAAATTCATGGTGATAGATAACAGGTCGATATGAGTGTCCTACAATGTCATCCACTCTTTCCTCTGCTCTCTTGATTAGGTTGCCTACTTCACCGATGGTCGGTGTAGTAGTGGTAGCAGTGAAAGGTGATATTTGCAATAACTGGGACACATCAGTATGTGTTGTATAGAATCCTCTACCATCTGCATAATTTGGGTTAATGTTAGTAAAGTCACTTGGGGAGGATAGTTTTGGCATTTAATCAACTCCTGAATTTCTTTGTTCCATTTATGAACGTCTTAACGCCTCGCACTGCTTCCCTCATGCTCTTAACATATGTCTTGCCTACACTGACGAATGCACCTTCTCCTGAAAGTTCCAACTCACCCGTCTTGTCTACTTTTATCGATGTTGTGAAAAGAGGAATATCTGATGTGTCTTTCGTTTCTATCTTTTCAAACAATTTCTCAATGTTATCAGTGTTTATGGTTATTTGAAGAGTCATTTTTCCTAAATCTAAATCACGGTAATTCATGGTCAGTTCTGCTTGTGTAGGCACATTCATTACGTCATCTCCCACTCTCTTGCTTGCTCCCCTTTGCTCTTTACCCTTGTCTCTAGTTTTTTTAGGCTTCATGAGAGATGACTCCGCAAGAAGGTATTCTCCCATTTTCTTTTCATCAAAGTCTCTCATTATCTCTCTCGCCTTAGCCTTACATTCCGCTGACAGATTCTCAACACCGATAATATCCTCTCTCTTCACCTTATATGGGTCAGGCTCTTTTTCGCTATAACTTTCATACTCACCTAGAACTTCATTGTCTTTCATTATCCTTATTTTCTTGATTCGGTTCCTGCCTTTCTTCGTCAAAGCGCGACTGTCTAGGAGTACATCAAGATAATATTCCCCATCGAATAATTTTGCCTGTTGTGTTCCTCCACTGCCAACTGGTATCCTTTTTCCTCTCAATGCGCTACCCTTTGCGCCGGGATACCTACTAGTCCTTGATGAAATTTCCATGATTTGTCCTTTCTCTGCCGTATCGGTGTTTACCACTAGATGAGCAGAGTCTCCTGTCTTATCTGCATCCTTGATATCTTTGTCAGTTAGGCCGTCACTGATATCATATCCAGCAGTCGTAAACAACGTCCGTATATATTTCTCCGCATCATACACAATGGCACGACTATCGCTACTTTTTTCGCCGGGTTTGATTTGATTAAATTTCTGTGAGTCATATAGTGACTTTCCTTCATCGACTTGTTGCATAAGTCTTGAACCCTTTATCTCTAACTCTCCATCTTCTCCCTGAACTGATATGCCCTCATATGTCTGACCGAGGGATACTGGGTTGGATAGTTCACCGAACGTGGTATTCCTTTCAGATATTAGTTGGTGAGCAGAGCCTTTTCTTTTCTCACCGAATACCCGTACCGCAGGTGCGGTTTTTGAGAAGTGTGCTTTTAGTGATTTCATAGTTTCTAGAACTGGTGCATCCATAGCCTTCTTGACTAATTTTTCCATGTATTCTTCATACGTCTTGTATTCTTCATCCGTGGAGAAATCAGACCTGTCTAGTTTTCTGATTTTAGCAAAGATGTTATTCACCTGTCTTCTGCCTAGATTGCCGACATCCTCCTTGAATCCTAGTTTCTCTACTTGAGCCAGCATCTTCAAGACAAACGCTGTCAATAGCCTTGAAGCGTCTGTTGATTTTCCGAAGTCAGCAGTATTTACATCCTCATCAGTCAGAACGAAGGTAGTTTTGATTCCTCTAGCGTTCTGATTGTTGATGGTTATGGTAGGTTTTACAGTAGTTTCCTCTACAACCTCTTCAGGTTCTTCCTTTACCACTGTCATACATCAAACTCCACCTATGCTAACCACTTTGCCCATGCAACGCCCTTTGTAATGGCCGCTCCTAAACCAAGACCACTTTGAGGTGGAGTGTAAGAGGGCTGTCCAGTAGCGGGGTCAATCCAATATGGGTTATTGTTCATGTCATAGCCAGCAGGTGGAACAGGATATCCAGTGCCATTGTTCATTGCCATTTGTTGTTGCATCATTGCGTTGTTCATACCCATACCCATGTTGCCTCCTTGTATGTTGGCAGGATTCATTTGCGGCGACCCCATACCTTGCATAGCATCAGCAGAAGGTGATGCGAATCCTTGTGATTCTAGATACTGCTGCTTCGCCATTCTTCGCTGCATTATTACTTCCGAGTTGACCGCAGTTGCTAGCAGGTTTACAATATCCAAGTCGATATTCTCTTGAGTGATTGATGTGAATTCACTGAGGGAATCAGGATGTATCTCCAAGTCACCTTGAGTGTTGGAAACGAACTTCATCTTAACGAGCATCTGACTGACAACTCTAGTCATGACATCTTCCATCATCTTCTCAAACGCAGACAGGAATGGCTCTCCATGATATTGAAAGAACTCTTCCACATGATTTTCCTGTAGTGTGAGTAGGTTGTTAACAGACTTGAAATTCTGCTGTCCCATCTGATTCATTTGCGAGGCAAGAGCAGTATTGCTTGTTCCGAAGACTCCCATCATTCAGCACCTTCCTGTGTAGTTACCTTAACGCCTTCGGTCAATAAAGATTTTATCCTCTCAGACATGGCCGCATTCTCAATCATCATAGCATACAATTGCTCTTCCTTAGAAGATGCTTCGTTAGTAGGAGGGGTAATCTTCCATCCTAGAGATGATAGTGAGTTGATGTCTTCTTGCTTCAATCTTGTTATTGGCCCTGATTTCACTAAGTTAACTGGGTTCAGGCTCTTAGCAGATGGAATGTATGCGCTGAATGAAAGTCCGTGTTCTTGTGCCAGTATCTGCTGCTCTAGCATCTCATACTGCATGTGAATTGCTGCATGTTTCTCACAGTAAGTACCTCTCATTGGGTATCCCTTGCGAACCTTGTGCAGTGGAAGAGGTGGTCTTCTAGCATCATCTGCTGTCCAAAATTTCTGTGTACCGCAAATCACACACCTGTCTTTGTAGTTGTACTTGAAACTATACGGTATCTTGAGAAATGTTTTCTTCTCAGGTTTCAATACCTTCACTATTTCTTTCAGTTGCTTTTTTGGTTTTAATGATTTGAACTCGTATGCCATAATCGGCCCTGCGGCTCTTGCAGTAGTTAGTCTATCCATGAAAGGATTGACACTATTTGTGTTAACTGTGGCATTCGTAGCACCAATCAAACTTGGGGGATTAAATTGTTGCATTGTCATTTTTCCGACTCCTTTTTCTATCAGTCAGCCTGTGCTGACAGTCAAGCCTGTCCACCATGACGTACTAATAGTCTTTTATCATTGTTAAGATTCCCCGATACACCATCTCAGAATCTGACTTGGCACTGACAATGTATTTGTGACAAGGTATTCCAGTTTCATTCAGTTTCTGAAGACCGGGCTTGAATGACTCAAATATCGGGTGATTCTCAATTTTACCATCGTGTGGATACTTGTCTTTCCATAAGTCATACTTGTTAGCCCAAAGACCGACAGCCAACGGGTAATCATGTTCTTGCTTCTTTTTCTTCCTGCCACCGATAGTCCAATATTGATTGCAGATGGTATCAACGAGAAAAGTCCAAGATAACTGTTGCTCGATGTCATAGTGTTTGTCTAAGTGTCTGTCATCAAAGAGGAATACGATATACTTCACATGTCTTCCTCTCATGTCTCTAACCCATTCTTCCCAGTAAACCGTCTGACCTCCTATGTCAGCAGTCTTTACGGTATGTGCATCTCCATCTAATTTAACGAATTTACGAGTAGCCCTGTGTCTGCCAACAGTTCTTTTCTGAATATCGGGAACCTCCCCTCTAGTCATCAACTGTCGATGCAATGTCGTCTTACCTGCTTTACTTGCACCATAGATACCGAAATTGATAGAATGAAGACGATTATACAGTTTGTTCATGGCTTCTACAATGAGTATTGCAAAACCCGCCATCACCGACACACTATCACCTCGTCAGTGAGTCGGATGTAGAAGAGCATTAAAATGGTTGAGAAGTCAATGACCGCCCCAAAGGGAACTAAGAAGATGCCATCCACCTGAAAATAGATTCACACCGAACACTGCTACTGCATGTCCTAGAAAGAAACAAGCAACGGACGATATTGTTCCCCAAAGCCAAAATCTCGCTCTTAGAAACCAAACGTCAGCAGAGTGCGCTCTTTGTAAGTCATATGCGAGTGTGGTCTCATCCATCCCGAATAGGATTTCGCTTACCATTCAAATCACTCTTGGAATCCAGTTAAGAACGTAGGACTAACAGTAGTGGGTTCTTTGTTCTGTATAGGCAAGTTAGGCATAACACTGTCACCATAAGGTGCGTTGGTTATACCAAACTGCTGCTGGAAGTTTCTTAGTGACTCCCTGACCCTCTTCCTGTTGTCTTCCTCTCTTGCCTTTCTGTCCCAATAGTTGTTTATTTGACGCTGTAGTAGGAAGTCCTCGATGTAGTCATTCAACATCAAGTCGAATAATGCTTTCATTATCATTATTCCACCGACAGTCAAAACACCAAATAGAACGGCATGAATGTACGTGCCGAATAATAGCATGTCTGCTACTGAAGCGTAGAAGTAAACGTTGACACCACTTACTGCTCCAACGAACAAGATGGTCATTATGAGTTTTGTATCTGTATCTATGCTTGGCATATGAATCACCTCAAGCAAAGTTGACCGAACAGGTTCCAGTTCCTGTAATCTGAACGTATATTCCATTCGCTACAAGAACACCGTGTAGGTCTTGCTCGATGGTCTGAGCGGTTCCTCCGGCGTGTAGAACTATTCGGGCAACCTCTTTCTTGCCTGATGTGGTTGAATTGTCGCTGTCCCATATCTTGACAGTCATCAGAGCGTTTGCCGTTGAAGTGACATGAACGCTCATTATCTTAGCATGGTGCTTTATTGCTACTGTGCTAGTAGAAAGTACGCCTGTGGAGTTGCATGTTGGGGATGACATTATTCAGCCCCCGACATCCTCTCTACCAAGTCTGCTTTCTTTCCGTCAGTTGATAGTCCCTTTTCCTCAAGCATCTCCTTGAGTTTCTTCACTGTGTATTTTGAGTAGTCAATAGTTTCCACTGCTACCTCTTCAGGTGCTTCCTCTATCACTGGTTCTTCCTCTACAGGAGTATCTTTGATTATGTTAGGAATGAATGACTTCTTTGCTGAAGGAAACAAAGCAGCCTTGACTGCCTTTGCATCTCCCTCAACGTTGAACTCTCTCTTGAGTATGTTGAGTAGGTAGTCGTTCAATTTTAGAACGTCTGCTGCATCTGATATGTCTAATTCAATTAGGAGACCTTTATCCCCTAACATAGTAACTGCGATTCCTAGTGGAACAACAGTTTCCTCTTGCGCTGTTAATGCGTATGTGCCACCGCCCCTTCTCAATAGAAGAGGGCCAGTTGGTCTGTGTCTAACTAACTTTACTTTTGCCATTTTATTCACCTTTTTTATTGTGGTAGTAACCCCTGCCCCGTATTAGGGGCAGAGGCCACTACTTTACGTTATCACTTAATCATTGTTGTTTCAGAGATTACCATAGACACGGACTCTTACCATGCCTTCATCTGCTGTACCTGATTGTTGCCCGCTGCCATTTGACAGGATAAGTTTGGCACTTGTTCCTGACTCGTATGCACCTGCTGTACTGATGACGGCTCTAGCACTGTGTCCAATCTCTTCTACACCTGTTACTAGAACACAGTGTAGTGAAGATAGACCCAATGAAGCAGCAGTCAGGGTTATTCCACCCTGAACGTATGCAGTGATGTTGATTATTGCATCAACCACATACTCGTCACCGACGACCTTTGGGGCAGTTATGCCCTTATGGTCAGCAACTAGAGTAACCGCGTGTGTCAACTCTAATCACCTCAAGCACTCTTGATGTTGGTTATCTTTCCTTGTCCCTTGAAGAACGAACATCCGGTCTCAGCCATAGTTCGGTACATTCCTTGGTTTCCAAGTTTGCCAACACCGAATGGGTTTCCGCTAGTGATACCATCCTCGAAGTATTGAGTAGGCTTCATCACCGATAGCCACAGATGGTCTGTGTCTAGCAGAAGTATGTCACTCAGTTCATTGGTTGTGTTACCACCAGTAGATGGCATGTCCTTGGTTGGGATGATTGGGATGTCGTAGTATGTTGCAACTCTGAATCCAACCTCTGCACCCTTGACACCACGAACTCCGTTGTGGCTAGGCACGATTTCCTTCCTGTCCATGAATCTCTCTTGGCTCTGTAGAAGGTCAGCGAGGTGCTGAACCGTGTCGTAGCCAGTCAACATGACCTTCGGGTTTCCGCCGTTCTGCCTGATTCTCCTAATCATGTCGTTAAGCATGGTCAGGGTTAGAACCCTAGCATCGCCAGCAGCATATCCTGCACCGAAGTCAACCTCTGCATCCAAGAAGGAAGCAGTTCCAGTTGCAGCGTTGCTTGATACGCCAACAGTTCGGGAAGTTCCGAATAGCCTTACAACCTCACCGATTACAGCGGAGTTGTCTCCGTTGTTAGCACCAGTGGTCAATAGGTTTGCGTTGTACATAGCAGCAATCTCGGCAGCAGACGAAACAATCTTCATGAGAGATGTGTAGTTTCTCTCGATGTCCGTTAGGTTTGCACCATCATACAACTCAAGAGGCATGACTAGCATCTTGCTCTGTACTTCAGCGTGTAGTTTACCCATGTCCTCACGAACGATTGCACGAATGTCACCAACACCGTCATCGATTGCAGCAAGTTCCATACCAAGTTCAGAGAACTCGAATAGATGAGCCACAGTCTTTGGACTGACGTATAGTTTCTCATACTGAGGTGCAATTGGTGGGATATCGTTTCCAGTTCCTAGAGTTGCGTTCTCACCAACACCACCAATCTTGTCTGCTCTTACTGAGTCTGCACCTTCAACACCTGAACCATTCGGGTCAACGGAAAATGCAGAACCTGAGCCACCTTGCGCTCTGTTCTTCAGGACTCGCCATCCACTGGATGTGTATGGCCTCTTTGCTAGCATAGCAAGAGGGTTAACCTCTTGGTTAAGCATCGACCAAACTTTCTGTCCGTAGAGAACGTTGTATAGGTCTCCCAATCCACTAGCAGCACCCGAAAACGGGTTGCTTGCTGCATCGTGTGGCGTTCCGAAACCACCAACGACACCAGCAGCCTTTAGCAGAGCGTTGCCCTGTGCGCCAGCGTAGCCGTAAGTGGCTGCTTCTAAGTCTTTTACAGTGTTAATATATCCAGTCATTTTATTCCACCTTCCTTGCGAGGTTGTGTATGTCTCCCCATGACATCTCAGCCATTGCACCAGCAGTGGTTGGGAATCCTTCGGGTAGGGAGAAAGCAACTTCTCTTGCTTTCCTAATCTCATCATCCTTTGCAGTTAGAGACTTGCGTAGTTCTGCAAACTCTTCTTTGAGAGCCGCTACTTCTGTTGAAGCATCGTACTCTGCTCGCTCTGCGGCTGATTTCTTAACTTCGAGTTCAGCAGCGAATCTGTCAGCGAATGTCTTCGATAGATTATCGTAGGCCATTGCCTCTAGTTGCTCTGCCCTGAAAGCCTCGTAAGCCTTCTCTACGTTCTCAACACTCAAGTCGAGAGTGGTAAAGTCAGAGCCTTCTAGACCTTTAGAGACTGATAGAGCAGCAGGAGCAGCCTTTGGCTTTCCGCCACTTACTACTTCTTCACCAGCCTCGTAGTCCCTTGTTGAATCCTCATCAAGAGCCTTCATTTCATCGTCTTCGCCTGATTCGGATAGTTTACCCATCACGCTCAACTTTTCCATGCTCTCAACATCGTCTTCTTCTTCTTTCATCGTTTCATCCATTGTTTCCATTTCTTCTTTCATTTCATCTTCCTTTGTAACACTAGTAACATCACGAACCTGCGTTAGCAGACCATTGAGTTCTTCCAGTGCTTTTTCTAGTTTTTCCGTCATTTCTTTACCTCCTTTCGCTTTCAAAATGTCGAATTTCGCTTCAGGGTTTATTCCTTTTTCACATATAGTAACTTCATGCAACTCCAAGTTGTCAATCTCGTTGTATTCCCCGTATTCCTCCGATTTTCTCTCTCTCTTTGATATCGCTTGACCACCGATGCTGAAGGAACGTAGTGTGCCTTTTCTGATTCCTCTGTTGATTTCCTTTGCCTTCTCTATGTCATCTCTCATTTTGATAACTACATAGAATCCGACACCATCTACACCTGTCTTGTGTAATGTACCATTGGAATCACGGTATTGCTCTATCACCTCTCCTACCTGAACATTGGAATGATTTGACATGACGTTTCGATAAGATTTCTCACTCATGAAATCTTTAACTGCCTTTTCGAGTGCATCTAGTGTTATCAAGTCATTTTGCTTGTCTACTATTTCGATGGATGCATATCCTCCGATTACTAGATTATCTGACTTGAGAATAGTGAAATCACTAGCACTCTCCTGTCTAATCAATACCTCCTGTTCAACTAACACTCCCTACACCTACTTTTCTTACTATAAGAACTACGTGGTTATTTAGGTAGTTCTAAATTGCTATACTTGTCTTTTGTAATATCGATAATTCCATCATCGGATTTATCATCCAACATATCTTGTTTCTTACCCGTAAAAACAATCCAAGACTTCTTTTCATCTAGCGGAACAACTCTGAAATGTATTCG